GTGGACTACAGGCGCGAAGGGAAGGGGCGCACCACATTCTATTGCCGCTATAGCTCAGCAGGTAGAGCAACTGATTTGTAATCAGTAGGTCCCGCGTTCGATTCGTGGTGGCGGCACCAAATTTGTAATGAAAGGAAAAAGTATGTTACGTAGCAATATCCCAGATGTAGTATTTAAAATGCGTGTAAGGGATGAGTCTGTCGAAGGAGATAATCCTTTTCGATGGGAACATGTTCAATCAACAGACCTGTTTGCAAACAAGTGTGTCGTTTTGTTCTCTCTACCCGGAGCCTTCACACCGACCTGTTCAACATATCAACTACCCGATTTTGAAAAACTGTATTCAGAATTTCAAGAGAAAGGCATTGATGACATTTTCTGCATTTCTGTTAACGATGCGTTTGTAATGAATGCATGGGCCAAAGACCAAGGATTGCAGAATGTTAAGGTTATTCCTGATGGTAGTGGTGAGTTTACTCGTAAGATGGGTATGCTTGTTGACAAAGACAACCTTGGTTTCGGTATGCGTTCATGGCGTTATGCGGCCATTGTTGATGACGGCGTGATTACTTGTAGTTTTGTTGAACCGGGTTTTGAAGACAACTGTGAGACTGATCCTTATGGCGAGAGCTCACCGCAAAACATCTTAGCCAATCTTACGGCATAATCAAGGGGAGGTTCCTGAGCGGTCAAAGGGACCAGACTGTAAATCTGATGCGTGAGCTTCGGTGGTTCGAATCCACCCCTCCCCACCAAATACGGGAATTAGCACAGTTTGGTAGTGCGCTCGCTTTGGGAGCGAGAGGTCGTTGGTTCGAATCCAGCATTCCCGACCAAACATTATGTTGATAAAGAAAAAAATACTGAAAGACGAAGATATCGAATATCTGGTTGAACAGAGTTACAATCACAAATACGGATTAGGTTCGGTTTCTAAAAATGGTGTAACGGTTGAAGATACGTCAGTTAGATCAGCCAAGGTCGCTCCTTTACTTACACCAAGGTCTATTACCAGTAAATTCGTAGATTTGTTGACACGTTCTGGCGAATATTACTGTCCCGAAACTCAGTTTTTACTTTATGAAAAAGGCGACAAGTATGCCAAACATGTTGACGCAATTGGCGAAAATGATCCTAGAGCATATACTATCATTACGTTAATCGAAAAATCAGATAATCTTGATGGTGGTACTCTGAAGTTATGGAAAAGAGGCAGTGAACCTAATACATGGCAATACCGGCCGGTAGAACTTGAAGTAGGCGAGACTGTTATATTTCCTAGTACGATGGTACATGAAGTGGAAGAGGTGAAACAGGGAACAAGAAAAGTTTTGGTTGTCTGGGCACACCGTGTGTGATATACTATATTTTGTGATGATGAGGTTATACTATGAACGAAGAATTTTTGTGGGTCGAAAAGTATCGACCTAATACTGTGGCAGATACCATTCTGCCAGAAGAACTCAAACAAACTTTTCAACAGTTTGTTGACCAAGGCAATATTCCCAATCTATTACTCACAGGCGGCGCCGGCGTAGGTAAAACTACTATCGCTCGAGCGATGCTTGAAGAGTTGGATTGTGACTACATTGTTATCAACGGTTCGATGAATGGCAACATCGATACACTCCGAAATGACATACTTACATTCGCCTCCTCTGTCTCCTTGCAAGGTGGTCGCAAGTATGTGATTCTAGATGAGGCAGACTATCTCAATCCTCAATCTACACAACCTGCTCTCCGTAACTTTATGGAAGAGTTTAGTAAAAACTGTGGTTTCATCCTGACCTGCAACTTCAAGAATCGTATCATTGATCCTCTGCATTCGCGGTGCAGTGTGATCGAATTTAAGATCGCTAACAATGATAAACCGGCCATGGCACAGCAGATGTTCAAGCGTGTGTTGAACATTCTCAAGTCTGAGGATATTGAGTATGATCAGGAGGCTGTAGTTGAGGTAATTACTAAATACTTCCCAGATAATCGACGCACGTTGAATGAGTTACAACGGTACTCTGTAACAGGTAAGATTGATTCTGGAATCTTATCTAATTTCAAAGAAACCTCGTTGAACAGTCTTGTAGATTTTTTGAAAGAAAAAAACTTTACTGGTGTTCGAAAGTGGGTTGCTGAAAATACAGATGTCGATCAAAGTGAATTATATCGACAGATATATGATACATGTTCACAATATCTACAGAATGCTTCAGTACCGCAGTTAGTACTGATACTTGCTGACTATCAATACAAAGCCGCATTTGTGGCTGATAATGAGATCAACACGACCGCATGTTTGACTGAGATTATGGTCAACTGCGAATTCAAATAGTGTGATTGATTTATACTACATCATGTCCTTGTTATGTTCGACTAAAGGACATTATCGCCATGATGGAGATCGCAGCAGCAATATCCATGGCCGCCTCCGCAGCAAAAGCAATTAAAGGCGCTATAGAAAACGGAAGAGAAGTCGCCGATATGGTAGAAGTATTCGGTAGATTTTTTGACGCAAAAGACGAGATAGCAGAACATAGTATGAAGGCCGGCACAAAGTCAGGTGCCGCCAAATTGTTTTCAGGTAGAAGTGTTGAAGCTGAGGCACTGCAAGTTACCGCGGCAAAACACCGAGTGAAAGCAATGGAAAAAGAATTGTATGAATACTTGTTGTATACAGGACAACAACAATTCTATGATGACATGATGCGTGAACGCCGAGAGATCCGACAACGCAGACTGATGGCCGCAAAAGCAGCTGCAGAAAGAAAGGCGTTTATTATTGATATGATTGCGCTTATAGTCGGTGGTATTTTTTCAGCTGGTATAGTCATTGGACTCATCATGCTCTTTAATTATAAATGAGAAGGACAATATTATGTTTGGTAAGAAAAAAGAAAAGTGTGGGTTTTATTCAAGTGCATGTCAGAATACTTTACCTGATGATCCGGCGATAGCAAAAATCTATACAGGACAAGACGTACTTGAAATACCCATGTGTGCAGAGTGTGAAAAACTTTGGAACACTTTATCTGAAAAGTTTGAACAACGTGAATTGCAAGATTATGAATCCCTTTGAATACTTAAACTCAATCAACACATCAAAAGAAAACTTGATGACAGGCACGGATAACGATCAACTGGCCGAAAAAGATTATGCGCCTTTTATGGTTAATCGTGGCCTGTCATACTTTCAAGATACTATCGCCATTGCAAACGAGATGAATGTCAACCATCATCTAGATCATAAACCTCAGTATGAGTTTTTACTAAATATTGTAAGACCACGTAAACGTTTCTCAAAGTGGTTTAAAAAAGAACAATCAGATGATCTTGAGGCTATTAAAGAATATTATGGCTATAGTACTGCAAAATCTCTTCAAGTACTTCCTATTCTCACTCCAGATCAAATAACAAAAATAAAAGAAAAACTAGAAAAGGGCGGTATATGAATATTGTTGACTCCTTTATTGAAGTAGAATTGGAGGAGAGAGACGATTTTTTGAAAGTAAAAGAAACTCTGACTAGAATAGGAATTTCATCTTTCAAAGATCGAAAACTTTACCAATCGTGCCACATCTTACATAAGCGTGGCAAGTATTACATTGTGCATTTCAAGGAATTATTTGCACTTGACGGCAAACCTACTAACTTTTCATCCGAAGATAGGATGCGCCGTAATGCTATTGCTATGTTGTTGCAAGAATGGAATCTAATACGTGTGATTACACCAATCGCAGAAGACGATTGTGCAACAGCAAATCAGATTAAAATTATTTCTCATAAAGAAAAGAAGGATTGGGAACTGGTTGCTAAGTATAGTATCGGCAACAAAAAGTAATAAATGAAATTTTTTGATGATGTTCTGAGTGATGAGACTTTAAATTTTTATCACAAAGAATTTGAAATAATATCACAACAGCAAAGATGGGGCTTGTCAGACCTAAACTGGAGTGATAATATAAAAGTTGGTATTACAGGTGTTTGTGCGTATACATCTGTGAGCGAACAATTGAAAAGTATGCTGAAGTCTGATTTGGCAGATGTTCTGCCAGAACATGATGATTTGGGTATTAGACACTATATCTGGACAAGAAACTCTGGTATTAGTGTACACAATGATCGTGGATATGCATTTGGTGCGACCATTTATTTAAACAAAGAATGGTCTGTGAATGATGGCGGTTTGTTTATCTATGGTGATAAGATGCAAAACTCTTTTACACCACTATATAACTCACTCTGTCTTAATGACGATGAGACAAACCATCTAGTCACACCAGTCAGTCCACTTTCTACCCAAAACAGAAATACTTTACAAATTTGGGGCCTCAGAAAAAAAACGCTTGACAAATCGTCCGTGATTTGAGATAATGTAATCTGAATCGTTAAAGATTCAAAAACACGATGTTAAATTTTAGTAAATTATGGAGAATATTATGTCTCAGAAGCAAAACCTTATCAACGCTTTCACCTCTGGTGAAGAACTGTCTGCGAAGCAGATCGCTGTACGTTTCAACGTAGCGAACCCTACTGCTCTCGTTTCTAGCCTGCGAATGGAAGGCTTCCCTGTTTACCTGAACCAGGGAACCAAAGACACTCGTGGTCGAGTACGTGCATCCAAGTACCGTCTTGGCACTGCAAGCCGCGCTGTGATCGCAGCTGGTTATAAGGCATTGGCGCAAGGCTAATCCTTCTGAGGGAACGCAATGTTCCCTCACACCTTTGCGGAGATAGCATAAGTAGTAATGCATCGGTCGTCCAGATCGAAGATGGAAGTGCAAGTCTTTCTCTCCGCTCCAATTTATAAGATCAATAAATGCCCAACATACTTACAGCAATTCTCACCTCTGAACACCCTTATCACCTTGATCAAGCCATCAAGTGTTTTTCTGACGCAGAAAATCTAGTTATCTTTGTAGACACATGGGACGATTCGTACCGTGATTATGTGTATGATACCTATGGTGCAGACTACAGAATTGTATCGACAGCCGGTCGAAGAATGAAAGGTTCTCCTGGTTTCGGTAAAAACTTTGTCTTACAGTGGTTTCGAAAAGAAACACTCTTTACACACCTTATTCCCATAGACGGTGATGATGTTCTTTATCCTGGTGCATACAAAAAACTGGAGAATATCATCAACTGTTATCCAGATGCAGATGTTTATCATTATGCGTGGCACGATATGGTAAACACCAATCGAAATGACGAATGTTCTATACTAACAGATACACAGGACTGGTATAAGAGGAGTTATTTTATCAGTCGCCGCATAGAGTTAAAACCGATGGGCGTTGCTTCAAAACAAGAGAATGCGAATGAGAGATTGTTGCGTTATATTTTTGATGTTGATCGTGTTGCAATTGAAACACGAAAATCGGCCGAAGTTTTTTACGACATAGGCATCTATACTTTTGAAGATGTGAAAAGAAATCTTACATTCAAACGAATGATCGCTGATGGGAAACTCAAAGGTTATTCTATCTACAGCCGTGATCTTTACTGTTATTTCAAAGAGGAAGAACATAGAACGGCAAAGAGAAGGCCGCGTATTGATTCTCACATGAGCAACAATCCTAATGAACAAGATACAAAGCCTTTTAACTACATTGACGGCGAATATTGGCACACAAATCAAATAAAACAACGATCACATCAGGCATTGAGGACACTGGAGTGGGACCTAGAAGATGAACAAAAGGTCTGTTTTTGGAATCGAAAGATTGAACTTGAAGACGAACTTTCTTTTGAGTGGAAAAAACAATGGCTCAAAGAAAATTATCAAATAGAAATTCCTGGCGATGATTATACGTCCATGATCGAACACCTAGACACAAAAGATTTCGATCCTTTTCAGGAGTTACAAAATGACTTGGCTGTTAGAGAAAACAAGCACACTGATTGAACATCCTTGGAAGATGGCTGTCATTGAAGACGCTCTGCCGAAAGATGTTGCTGATTATATGTTACAGAATTTTGTTAACGAAGAATTCAAACGAATGGATCAGTATGACTTATACCAAGCGATGGGTCGAATTCGCCGAGGCGATAAAATATTTGATGACTTCTGGCGTCTAAACTCAGATAATGAAACAATGCTTCCAGAAATACACAAACGTTTGAATATGTCCGACATCTCAGGCCGTCTTGATCAAATTAGTTTCAATCGACATGACGGCGATCCTAATCTCTCAGTCGCTAGAGATTGGCACACAGACCTTCCAGGTAAAAAATTTCAATTGATCTATTATCTCGGCAAGAGCAGCGATAAGGTCACGTTTGAGATGACAGATAATCCCGAACACGGATCGAAAAGATCGTTTAACTTTCAACACAATCGTTTGATCATTTTCGAAAATCATCCAAAAGCTTTTCATAAGTTTTATTACACCAAAGAGGATAGGTGTTCCATTGTTCTCACCGTACATCATCGTCGATAACTTTTTTGATAATCCATATGGTGTGGTTGAATTGGCCAAATCACAGTCGTATGAACGTTCTGCGGTTGAAACGGGTCCCGCAATCGCTGGTCTGAAGATTGATCGCACCAAACCTGTTCCTAGCATCTCTTGGAGAGGTTATCGTTCAAGGGTCGATGATCTTGTTATCACCAGAAACTATGGCCAACATCTTTTCAATAAGTTGTTTCCTGATGTTAGAGTGTATCAGGCAGGAGTGGGATGGTGTTTTTCTTATATGCCTGAGATGGCTAGAGAGTCAAGTTGGTTTCATAAAGACAGTCAACCTTTCTTGGCCGGCGTAATCTATCTCTCCCACAATCCGCCTTCATTTTCCGGTACCATCGTCGGTGAACACACCATTGAGAACAAATTCAATCGCATGGTCGCTTACCCTGCGAATACCACACACTCGCCAAGTTGTGGTTTTGGTGATACAATAGACGATGCAAGACTGACATTGAATTTCTTCATTTTCAGTATGAATATGCGATCCTTTATGAAAAAAAATAATATGTAAGGAAATCAATGACTTACGGTAAGTGATTGATTTTTAAAGAATTTTTTTTCTTGACATAGACCCCCTATTGTGTTCCAATATATATTGGTGTACAAACTTATGAGAGAGGTGCCTATGGCGACTAAACGATTCAACCGACTCGACAAGCAACACCGTACGCTTGCTTACGAGGCCTGTGAATTCGTTGTTGATAAACTAATGCCTAGACTCAAGCACAAACTTGAGATAAGATTTCAAGGCGATCCTGAGTTGACTGAGCGAGAAGGTATACACGGTGACTGTGTTTATACCGAGTGGACCCCCGGTCCTCCACGCGATTTCGTGATACGTGTTGATACTAGTTTAGATCCTCTGGAGTTTCTAACCTGCATCATGCATGAAATGGTACATGTCAAACAATGGGCACGTAATGAGATGCGTCTCTATGAACGTGGTCCTTTTGGCATGGTTCGTTGGCATAAAGAAAAGATTGATGAAAAAAACTTAGACTATTATGATTTGCCTTGGGAAATTGAGGCACATGGTCGTGAACAAGGCCTTTGTGTGCAATTCTTGACCACACGTGAAGATATTCAAAAACTGATAAATGAAATGATTGAGGCGATATGACAAAGGTTTTAGAAATTGTAAAGTGTAGTGATTCATCTCGTTGGTACGCAAACAAAGTTGGTCAATACGTTCCCTTTTTAGAAGATTGTGGGAACGAGTATAAATCTTTGCAGGATCCCGATCCAGAGATGAACGGTCATTGTTTTATTAATTTTGTTCTAAAAACAGATTGTGTTTTGGTATGTAAAGAAGAGTAATGATTGAGAGTAAACAAATTAAATTCAGTTGTACAGACTCAGACAACACGGTTGCCTTGGGCGGCCGCCGCTTGTCTACTGTAACTTTTGAGTTTGACGCAACCGAAAAGTCCACATTTGAAATGTTTATGAAGTGGGTTCGTTTTATGAATGCGATTGGTTATGTGCTTGATCCAGAAGAAATGGAAGAGATGTGGAATGGGATTAAATAATATGCAAAAAGCTTATATAGAAATTGATGCAGGTCCGTGGTTGACTTGCGATGGTGACATCGAAGTTTGTGTTTACCTAGGCGAAGGAACGTGTGAACCAAATTATACTTTAAAGACAAGTCTTAAAGAATTGGTAGACCGCGAGCTCGAAGGCATGATTCCTGGTGTTATTCCTGGGGATGGTGATACGAAATCTGGGAAGATCGCAGAGTATCATAAAGATGATGTCAAACGATTGCTAGAAAGTTTGAGAGAGTTGTACTATTATGCAGGCGTCCGAGCAGAGGAATTGGGTGGCGGGTGATGAGTGAATACAGAGACCTTCCGGTCGAAGAACAGTGGAAAATCTGGCAAGAACAAAATCCTATAGACAAAGTACCAGACATCACAGACGAAGAACTCAAAGAGGCTCTCGTCCGTGATTTGTCGTATGTGTCACAAATGTCCGTTGGCGAATACATTCTTTATCAGAAGCACGAAGAGGTAACGACAAAGTATCCGACAGAAGTTGTGAGTACCTTGTTTGGCGAAGAGGTGCAACTTAAAAATCTGAATCAAATGAAAGTCGTCGATGAAATGAAGAGAAACATCTGGCGACCAACTGATCTTGAAGATTATGCAAATCTAAAACCAAAGTTGATTCTGACAGACGATGTAGGCCTGCCAGAAAAGTGGAATGCAATTCGAACATTTACGTCAACGATGAAGAATTCGTCCAATATTGGCCGTAATCTAAACTATCTTGTCGTTGATGAGGTGACAGACAAATATCTCGGTGTGATTTGTATCTCTTCTGACTTTCTTGATCTAACACCACGTGATCAGTGGATTGGGTGGGAACGTGAAAAGAAAACACAAGGTCACATGATCAACTATACAGGCATCGGATCTACAATTGTGCCGACTCAACCTCTTGGTTACAATTATGTTGGCGGCAAACTACTGGCGTTGTTGTGTTTGTCTGACACTGTGCAGAATGATTGGAAAAGAATGTATGGCGATGTACTTACAGGCATCACAACAACCTCGTTGTTCGGCAAAACGAAACAGGGTGGCCTGTCACAGTATGACAACTTGAAACACTGGAAGAAAATGGGTTATACATCTGGCACTGTCGCATATCAGGCGAGTAAAGAAACACAATACATGTTGCGTCACTGGTTGCACAAACATCATACGTATCGATACTTTGAGTGGTATGGCGCAGTAAAACCTACGGGTCAACCTTTCAAGCGTGATCACCGCAATCGGTCGTTTCACTGGACATATCAGAAGTTGAAAGTCGATAAGACACTGACACACAGTGAACATGCACGTGGCATTTATTTCTCGCCTTTGTATAACAACACACGTGAGTTTTTACGCGGCGAGATCGAAGAATCACAACTTGACAAATTGTTTGACACAAGCACCGAGTATTTGGTGGATTTGTGGAAGACTAAATATGCAAGTAAAAGAATTAAGAGTCTGATCAAGAACGACCGCGTTTCTGATGAAACGTTATACTATGACGATTTGATCTACCTTGATTGGGAACAAACAAAAGAAAAATATCTCAATGACGTAGGAAGGTAAAATGTTATCCCTCAACGAGTACACAGATCAAAAAGAGTTAACAGAATTATGTGAAGCGCTTATTACATTCGGTGGCCAAGCATATCCTAAATTCAACAATGTCATCATTATGGCTGGCGGCGCTGGATCAGGTAAAGGTTTTGTGTTGCAGAATCTTGTTGGTGCAGAAGGATATAAGTTTGACGTAGACGAATTGAAAAGTTTGGCCATGCGGTCAACAATGTTGAACAAGAAAGTTAAAGATCAGTTTGGTGTTGAACTGTCGAAGATTAATCTGCGAGTGCCAGAGAATGTTTCGAAGATGCATGAGATCATTTCTGGATTAGGTATTGACTCAGCTCGACAACGCCAACTTTATAAGTCAATCATGCTCGCCGATCCTCGTCGCAAACCAAATCTGATCTTTGATGTGACGTTGAAAGACTTGCGTAAGTTAGAAAAGATCACCAGACAAGCGGCTGAACTTGGATACGATAAAAAAGATATTCACATTGTCTGGGTTGTAAACGATATCGAAGTAGCGCAGGCACAGAATCAGAGTCGTGATCGTATCGTGCCGCCTGAGATATTGGTCAACACTCACAGAGGTGTCTCGCAAACAATGGCAGACATCTTAAACATGGGCAAAAGAATCAATAGATATCTTGACGGTGATATTGTTTTTGCCTTTAACAAATTTAAAGTTGACGCTGAGTTAACTGCATCGACTAGAGGCGGTTCTTACATCAAGAAGGCGAATTACTTCTACGTAAAACGTCGAGGTAAAGATCCACAATCTATCGATCAATTAGACAGTCAAGTAAGAAAGAAATTACGTGACTATACACCTAAACCACAAAATTGGTAAAAAACTATGAATGAATTAATTGGTGAAGTGATTACATGCACCACCCCACAGGGTGATATTATTGCTAAACTTGAATCGTTTGATGATGGCATTCTTACACTTGGTCGGCCGCGACTCTTTGTTGTAAACGGCGAAGGCCAAGGCGTGTTGTTACCGGGTATCAACGGTACATGTTTTGAATATCCCGCCAAAGCATATGTTTCTGTCAACAGTGTCGGCGCTTTTGCTCAGGCAAAAACTGAAGCAGTAAATGCTTGGATGAATTCCGAACCTGAAAACGATATCAATAAGTCGAACGTACAACCGCTGAAAAGACTTGTAGAATGATTCCAGGAACGAGGCACATGCCTTTGAAGGTTCTTCAGGATTACTTCAAAGGCAAAAAGGTTATCATTGTCGGCAATTCTGTTGAAATGATGGATCATGAGTATGGCGAGTTTATTGATTCGTTTGACTCGGTGATTCGCATTGGCCGAGGAATGGACATTAGGGGTCGAGCAAATGTACTCGGCACAAAGTGTGATGTCTGGTCAACCGGTGAACACCGCGCTGAGATGTACAACGAAAAATCTCTTCAACCTATCATGAATAAATTGCAGGTTGTTTTATACAATCCCAATCGTGCTGATCTGTCGAGTGACAATGTAAAATATCCCGCTTATCTTAAATTTCCAGACACGTTGCGTTATCCAATGTATCACATACCAGAGTTGCGTGAGTGGAACGACAAACACAACATTTGGTTTAGTTGGAATGATTTAGATAACGAGAAAAGAACGGCACGGTTTTCTAGTGGTATTATGACCATAAAATTTATGATAGAAAAAGTTAAGACATATGATGAGTTTCATATGATTGGTTTTGATTTTTTCAGAAAAACTACCACACGATTGCGTGGTAAAAATCAAATTGAACATCGATCATGGCATCGACCGCTGCGTATGAAGGCATGGTCGAATGAAAGGTTCGATTGGGACCATGATCATAAGACTGAATCAGATTACGCCAGAAAGTGGTTAGATGAAGGTCTGATCACCAAGTGGCATATTCTCAGTGATCTTGAGTGGCAAACAATCGACAAGCCTAGATACAACGATTACATGTATGCGGACTATGATGGTGAAGAATGATACAGGTTGCTATCGGGTATGATTCAACCATACCCAAACTCTCTTACACTTGCGCTGAAAGCATTCTTGATCACGCTTCTCAACCTGTTAAGATAATTTTCTTAAACAAAAATACACTGCCACAGGATGTATGGTGGCGGCCGCGCGGTGAATATGATAGTACTGAGTTTTCTAACTCTAGATTTTTGACGCCTTACTTGTTTGAGTATCAAGGCAAGTCTCTCTACCTCGACAACGATATGATAGTCTGCCATGATGTTGCAGAACTTTTTGATACAACCGACTATTACATGGTCTCTGTTGTAAAACACAATCAGGTGGTGACTAACACCACAAAATTTGGCCAAAAACAGACAAAATACGACTGCAAAAATTGGTCGAGCGTCATGTTGTTCAACAATAAAGCATGTAGTCAATTGTCTCCTCTTTACGTTAACGAAGCTCCTGGTCTTCATTTACACCAGTTTCACTGGGTTCGTGACCGACATCGAATCGGCTCGTTGCCTTTAGAGTGGAATTATCTGGTTGACAATGAAAATCAGACCGAGTATACTCCTAAGTTGATACACTACACAAATGGCGGTCCTTATTACGAGGACACACGTGACTGTGAACACGCTGATGTGTGGAAAGATGTTGCGAATAAACTTGATATGGAATAGTGTGATGTATATACATGGTTATGCGAATTATGATACGTCCGGTCGTCGCCGGAAGCAAAAAAAGCCTAAGGGTGAAGTCTACAAAAAATACAAACCTCAGTGGCAACCACTGAAGACGACGATGTACACTCACCGGTCGTCGGATGTTCACTATCCGTCTGCTGAGAGTGCAGGATTGTCGATTGCCGCACGTCCGGAGAGACAGGAATACACTGGTACGCTCGTCAAAGGCATATCAACCATGCACAAATCCAACGCGGTACCGATTATCGACGAGCAAGAGGCGAAGGATCACGCTTCAATGCGCCGATAATGCATAAAAATGTGACTTTTTAACACAAAAAAGTCTAAAAAACTTCAAAAAAATCTTTAATGAAATCAATAACTTACGAACGCCGGAAAAGTCGTTGTAAATCAATGACTTGGCGCTTGATCTGGCCTGTGGTTCCTGTATAATTACTCTGTAATTTGATGATTGAGAGTGATTTTGAGTATGAATTTAGTTGGTAAGCGAGTTGAGGGTTTCTGGGGTTGTCTCCACCCTTCATCATTTGGTTCGATTTACGCTCGTGACGATAAAATCGTCAAAATCCGTTGGGACAACGGTTACAATTTTGAGTGTGAGATCAAAGATTTGAAGCGCGGCATGCCTGGTGTCGTTGGTATCTATGTTGAGGATTCTGAATAATGGTTATTGAGTTTGTGAGTGCCAATGCTGGCGGTCTTGAGTTTTTTGGCGAGTCAGCCGGTATCTGGTGCAAAGCTGGTTACGGTTCTAACGTTGAAGAGTGTGCTGAAATCATCGCCAAGTATGGTCTTGCGTCAGTGGTTCAGGCATCATCTTCAATGGATTTTGCCAGTGAACATGGTTTTGCCGAAGACAACGGCGCCAATGTTATGTTTCAGTATGCCATCAAAGAGTCAGGAGTTTAAGTTATGGGTATGATTGCTAGTGTTTTTCGTGATGACAAAGGCGATTGTTCAAACAAGGGTCTATCTGCTTATCATAACCGCGTTTTGGTCGTAAACGTTGATGGCCCTTTTACTGTGCGAGATGGTCTGCCTGCTGTCAAAATGGTCAAAGGTAATCTCCGTGGTACCGTCAAGATTGTGCCTCTAAACCAACATGAAGCTGGCAAGTGGCTGATGTTTGGCGGAACCTATGTCGGAACTTCTGACAGTCGATTTGGTGAAAAAGTTAAAGAAATCGCCGGCGAATACGGCGCTGAGTTTCCCGCCTCCATCGTACCCTTTCACGATAGGGTCGAAGGATAAGGGTCCTTGGGTGGGTGTCGCACTTTCGAAAATTGCTACTGATTGCTATGTGGTGCGACCCCATCGTTTTTTCTCTAAGTCATTGATTTTGTTGCTTATTCTAAAAAGTTATATGCTTATGAAAAAACAGTCTAACCAGACGCTTGCTTTACCTGTTTTTTTGTGAGATAATATTCCCGTAAAGTGATGAGAGACTTCTGGCGTGTTGTTAAGAACTTTGTTCACTGAATGTCGCTCTGCGACGACTGGAACAACACTAGATTTAACTGCTAGTCTCTCTTTCCCCCTTCTGAGGATTTGATATGAAACTTGTTATTTACACTCAATTCATGGAAAACTATGGCGCCCACGATTGGGACGGCAAGGGCGAGTGCCCGCAATACTGGAAGTACAAAGGCGGTTCTTGTTATGTTGTAGAAACGTCTTTGGAACAGGCCATGTCTGGCCAGTTTTTCACCGATGTGGCTAAGTGCATCGAATACCGTTCAAACTACTCCGAGGAGTATATCGTTGGTGAGAACCTAGTCGATGATATCGACTTTGATCCTTCTACCGTTGTGGAAGATTGGGATACCGCTGTTTATGCCGAGTTGGTTGATGGTGAGTTGCAGTGTCGAGAGGACGCAAAAGACTACACCATGGATCGTAACATCATTGGTGAACGCACGTGGATGCAAAATGCCGATGGTCGTTATGACATGGCTTTACGCACGTTTGAGGAGGCCGCATGAAAATTGAAAACAAATCAGAAAAAATCAAGGCGATTCGTGTCGCTGAAGACTGTATTTCCAGCGTGATTCACTCTGGCGGAACGGTCGATATGCAGGTATTTGTCACTTTGAATGCATTGAAGATGGACCTGCTTGATTTAATTGATGAAGAAATTGAAGAAACTTTTGAGGAGATTAATTAATGGTAACTGCGTCTGCTACAACCGGTGTACTTGGTCAACGTCTTGTTGCTGGTTTTGATACCGCTGACTTTTTTGTTGATCGTGGCATGGGTAAGCGTATTCAGGTGTGGGATCGTGAAGTATCACTGATTCGTAATCCTTTCGGTAAGCGCAATAGCGACAAGCCGATTACTCTCGCCAACTTGCGAGATTTGACTGAACGTTTCAGTGTTCTCGCTTTGCGAGTGATTGAAGAGGGTATCCCTGAGGATACAGAGGTAGAAGTTTTGTCCTGCGGTTCGATTCGTGAGATACGTGCCAAGTTTCCAGGTAAGCGTATGGTGAATCGATTCCGATCCAAGGGCAGTACCTACTATGGTTCAGACAAAGCACCCGTCTTTGATGAAGATGAGGATGATGATGTCTGATAACGAAAAGTTATTACTTTTCTTTTTTCTTGCCGCGGGTATCGGTCACTTGATCGGTACCTACTACGGCAAAAGGAAAGGTATTGAGACCACGCTTGCGCTTCTGAGTGAAGATGAACTTGCAAACGTGGGAAAGAGGGTTGCAGAAAAAAATGAATGAGAAAGTTATTTTAACAGATTGTGACGGAGTTTTGCTAGATTGGGCATACTCTTTCGACCGATGGATGAACCGATTCGGTTATCGAATACAAGATGATGAGGCCTATGATATCAGGGAACGATATGACCTTGGCATGGCCGACAAACAACGTCTTGTTCGAATGTTTAACGAGAGTGCCACGATTCGAAAGTTGCCGCCTCTGCGTGACGCAATTAAGTATGTAAAGAAATTGCATGAAGAGCATGGGTATGTCTTTCATGTCATCACCTCTCAGACAAATGATGAATACGCCCAACACTTGCGAATCAAAAACCTTTGCGAATTGTTTGGTCCTTCAGTTTTTGAGAAATATGTGTTTCTAGATACCGGCGCCGACAAAAATGATGCTCTGACTGAATACGCAGGCACATACTGTTACTGGTTAGAAGACAAAATACAGAATGCTTACGTAGGTCAAAGTTTTGGCTTAGAATCTTTGTTGATGGATCATCCATTCAATAAATGGGCACCAAATCTTGAAGACCGTCGAGTGAAAAACTGGAAAGAAATTTACGAACGAATTACTGGAGAAGAATAATGAATGAGATGTTGAATGATCTGTTGAGTCAAGGTGTAGTTTATGTTCTTTTTGAGAAATTAAACGGCGATATGCGTGAAATGCGTTGTACTACCGCGGTTGATTTGATTCCAGAGGCCTCACGACCGAGTGAAGGTTCTACACGTAAGGCCTCGGAAGATACCCGTACAGTTTTTGATGTTGATATTCAGCAATGGCGCTCGTTTCGTTGGAACTCCGTCAAGGATTACGAATTGGTGGAGTATAAATAGAACGTTAATGATTCAACTAACGAGGATTTGAAAATGCCTTTATCTTTAACTGTACAGGTGCCGGAAGGTACAACACAAGTACAACTTACTGGTCCTTTCTGGATGTGGGAACCTAATGGTGGTCCTGTCGCTGTTGATAACGGCGATGGAACTTGGACTGCAACCGTTGATCCTGCTCCTGAAGTATCGATGCAATATTTGTGGGTATGTAACGGTGTACAAGAAAATTTGATTGGTCAAAAAACACCGGTCACTGACGGTCGAAACTACGCAAATCGCATTTGGCGGCCGTCTGAAGGAACTGAAGGACTGTCAACAGATATTTACGATGAGTATACTGGAGTAACTTGGGTACCTGTTGAAGATCCTGTGGATGCTGAAGCAAAAGCACAGGCCGCTGTTGAACGATCAGCTGCAATTTTAGACATGCAGAAGTCTCAACAACGAATGAAGAT